GTATAGACTTGATTTGTCGTAGCATTATATTTGTCCGGATGGCGATTGATTTCAGCTTGCACCGCTTTCCTCGAGTTTTCATGCCGATTGATTTCCTCTTGCAGGTCGAATTGTTTCCCCTGAAGAGCCACCATTCGGTTATATAGGGCTTGTGCCATGGCTGCGTCATTCAACCGCTCTACATATTCTTTGAGAGCCCGATTGTTGGAAGCAGTTAGCGAAGCCTCATTGCGCAAGTTGCGGTGATACCCTGGGACAATCTTCTCCAAGGCTATCATGGCATTTTTCTTCTCATTGTATGAGTAGACATTAGAGTTGATGATATTTGTCAACCTCTCCAATCGCGTTCTTTCTTCAGCAGTTGACTGGTTCCTCTCCTTGATGGCTTCGTTTAAGTCCTGTGCAGCGGCACGAGCTTGGCGAACAGATAACAAATTGTCATGCATGGCCTTGTTATGAGCTTTGATGGCCGATATTATCTTGTAGATGGCAACCCCTAAGGCTAAGACTACCGCCGTGAGTGCTGCATAAGGATTAGTTATAGAAGCAGCTCGCATTGCCAACATTGCTTCCTTAGCCTTCTTTATCTGGCCAGTAAGAAGATAATAGGCCAATTTTGCTGCTGTGATTGCCGTCACTTTTGCCTTCAACAAAAAGGTCTCGGCTTTATGAAGCCCGTTGACAATAACCATCAACGCAGCGTGCGCTTTTTCCTTGATATAAGCGGCACTATACACTGCAGTAACGATGGCTATTGTGCTGGCCAACGTTATAAGTGTGCCGATATGCTGCTTGGTATAGCTGATAATTGTATACAAACCCTTCACTATCAAGCCGCTTGCAGAAATGGTATATTGGACAACAGGCAGCAGCTCCTTACCCAAGGCGATGCTGACTTCTTTGAACTGTTTCTTTGCCATGTCCATTTTTGCCTGAACGGAAGAGTTCTGTGTATTGAACTCCTGCAGTACGCTTGTGCCGCTTGCATAAGCAGTGTTGGCGACATCCTGTGCTTTTCTAACTTGGTCCAGATGGGTGGCGACGGCGGATAAGACTCCGACTGCGCGTGTACCATCAAGATTCATGCTCTCAAACATTGGAGCGAGCTCAGCGAACCCGCCCTTGTTTTGCATACTCTGCATGAATTCCAACACTGCTTTGTTGGCATCCTCTTTCAGAAGTTTAGAAAACTCCTTCACCTTGATGCCGGCAATAGCTGCGAACTTAGCCGGGTCCTGATACATCTTAGTGATGAGCTGTGAGAATACCGTGGCAGCGGTCTTCTCTTCCTGCATGTTCTGGTCAAGAGCCGAGGCTAAGCCCATAATCTCCTGCTGAGACATACCTGCCTGTCTGCCCACTCCGGCAAGGTCGGCGGCAAAGTCTACGATATATCCAGCATTGGCAGAAGACGATTGCGCAAGTTCGTTGACAGCAGAACCTGTAGCCAACATGGCACCACGGAGACCTTTTGTTTTGTCCTCGCCAAAGACCTGAGCAAGCTTGCCTATCTTATCGACTGCCCCCTCACCCAAGTCGTCGCCAAGAGATACATTGATTTTGTCGGCTGCATCAACGAACTCCTCTATGCTGTTTTTGGCAGTGATACCCAACCGCCCTGCTGCGCCGGCAAGAGCGTTCAGCTCTTCCCGTGGCGTACGAGTTTTCATGTTTTTGAAGTCCTCGTTCATCTCCTCGACCTGCTCTTTGGTCTGGTTTGTGTATTTCTGGACATTTACCATCGCTTGATCCATATCCGCAAAATCTTTTACTGATTTTCGAATCGTCATGCTTAGTCCAGTGATGGCTCCGATAATCTGCGTGAATGCTCCCCAGTTGGTATTGAGGAAAGTAAAAAATCTCGTCCACGCACTTTTGGTAGTTTTCGATTCCTGATTGATGCTCTGAAGCTCTTGTTTGCACCGCTTGAGCTGATCATTCAGGAACTTCCACTCTTGAGAATTTCTGGCTACAGCACCACTCTTTAGTTCCCGGTTGATGGCGCCCATTGTCTGACGGATTTCTTTTATCGAGGAGGTCTTAAAATTTTCGAGGACATGAGATACCTTCTGTGCTGATACCGTCATAGCATCCATTTCTTTATTTGCCTGCTTCAGCTCTTTCTTCACCTGAGCAAACTTTGTCCAGTCTCCAGCCTTAGCCGCAGCCTCCTGCTCGTTCCGCAGTCTCTTTATATCCTTCTCCAGACTTTCCAGCTTACTTTTAGCTTGTTGGTCGTTGAGAAAGATTCTAGTGGTAAAAGTTGATGTTTTATCTGCCATAAAAAATGCTACTTTTAGATTTTACTCCAAAAGTAGCATTTAAAATGTAGCGGTAAAAATACGCTATTTCGCTTTTCTTGGGAAAAGAGTATCTAATCCAGCTGCCTTAATTTTTGCTTTCAATTCCCTGGTCTCTTCTCTGTTCTTTCTTACTTGTTCTTTAAGATCTTCAAAACTTTTGCAGGGTGGATTTCCTGACCCAACTTTACCGATTGCCTTAATGATTACGGCCACCAAAACAACCATTATATATATGAAGAAAATTTCTATTATCATATTCTAATCTGCTTTTCTACGGCAAATATAATGATATTTTTTGATACTTCCAAATTTTAATGGCTGTTTTTATTATTAAAATCAACAAGCTACTGAAGTTACAAATTTCCCAACGACATTGCCGCATTCCTGTTTCCTCCGTTATGCATGGCCAGTGCTGTGGTGTCGCCGAACATGGCAGCGAGGGCATCGGAGATAAGGCCTTGGTAGGCATCGCCGTAGAATTGAGCTTCGAAGTCGTTCAGGCGGTGGATGCTGTAGAGGTATTTCCTGGAAAACCAGTCGCGCCGCTGGCGGTGCCCTTTGCCTTTGTTCCACTTCTTGCCACGCAAGAACTGCAGGCCGTTGTCGTCGTCCTTTCCGCTATTGCCACGGCGATAACCATTACCAGTACCAGCGGCCACATAGATGCCATACTCCAAGAAGTGATGCTCTATGGTGGTCGGGGTACCGGGATGCAGCACACCAAGAAGGGAATGGTACAAAGCACCAGTATCATATACCGGCGGAGAGAACTTCATCATCTTCTCCTGCCAGAACTTCACCATGAAGTCCGTCCACCGCTGCTCGTACTGTTCACGGTCCTGCTCGGTGATATTACCCCTCAATCCATTGTCCGCTGTCATAAGTCAAATCAATTGGTTCCTCGTTCTCCACCATGAAATAGAGTCCCGTAACACCTGACATCAGATATTGCGGAAACTCATTGCTATAGATACGCTCCACCTGCATATATTCCAGTGAATCACCGTAGGTCATCTCATCGCGGTCGTGGATGAGCCGGGAGTGCATCTGCCTGAATATGGTACGGCAGATATTCAGCTGCTTCTCGCGGTCAGCCATGTCGTCGATACGGTATGGAGCGACGATGAAGACGGTATAGACATCCTTGCGAAAGAAACTCACTCCGTTGGAGAAGGTGTTCTGTGAGGTGGTATCGTCAACGAGGATATACTTGGCAGACTTGCGGAAGTCGGCCATCATGTCCTGCATGCCACCGATGCCGGAGCAGCGTCCCACCCTGAAGCCTTGCTCCGCAGCCAGTTTATTCTGCCTGCCTATCTTCTCGAAATAGTCGAAGGCATTGAAAATGGTTTCTTGTGCCATGTTATTCCACCTTGATATATTGATTATACCTGATGGTGGCGTGGGGATTGAAGTTAACAACTTTCACCTTGTAACCCTTCGTTCCCCATCGCCACCAGAGGAACTTATGCTTATATTCCCTATAGACCAGGGTTAAAACAGAGTCTCGCACCGAATATACCAAAGTGGTATCGGATGGCATCAAACTCAGCGTTAACTCTGTCCACTTGTCCGAGTAATTTAAGACTGTCGGACCTGTTCCTGTCATCTGTACAGTGTCCGTGTAAGAAAATCCCTCGTCTTGCTGGCTTTTTATCTGACCAGTACGCAGTTGAAGATCTTTTAGCAGCTGCTTGTCTGCAACGTCGCTCTTGTAAATTGACCTGTCGATGCTGACAACGGGAGCGGTGCTCACGGGAATGGTATCTCGGATAGTGTCTCTGACGATTGACGGAGCAATTTGGACGTGAGCAAGCTCTACGCCAAGTCTCTCGTTTACTTTCCTTATATTTTCGTATTTGTCTCTCAAAGCTATGAGAGAACCTGCCAATATTAGTACTACAGCAAACAGCAGCCATGAGTTCCGGAGGATATTCTTTAGCCATTCTTTTAATGAAGTTAATACTTTGTCCATAATTCATAATTTCCTATTTTATATTTGCATACTCTTCCTCCGCATTGAAGCACGGGCAGGCCTTCACCCACTCCGACGGTTCAATCTTTCCATCGTGGTTCAGATCCGGCGACAGGTCGCGGTGGCCACAGATATGGGAGCCGGGGAACTGCTTCTTGAGCTTCCGCAGCAGATCAGCCAGTGCCCTGCGCTGTGCCGACGTACGTGTGTCCTTAGCAGTCTTGCCATCGGCGGCCAAACCGCCTACGTACACCACACCAATAGAGTTGGTGTTGTGGCCATAGACATGGGCGCCCACTTCCGAGACAGGTCGGCCGGAATGAACGCTGCCGTCACGGTACACTACATAATGATAGCCGATGCACTTCCAGCCTTTGGCACGGTGCATCCTGTCAATGTCTGCCACGGTCACGTCGCGTCCTTCCGGCGTGGCCGTGCAGTGTACTACGATAAGATTAATCTTTCTCATCTTTCTTCGCTTTAGGTTGAACATTCTCATCGATATAGTTCTTAACTTCTCCCCATTTGCTGTGGATGTACATGGTCACGCCGAAGATGCTACCGGCATAGACCAGGCATTGAGCCACGTACCACAGCACACTGTCCTTCACCTCATAGTGGTTAAGGAAAAAGCAGAGGAAGGTGAGCAGCACACCGCTCACCAGCATGCCCACTGCCGAGGCGTATTGTATCCATTCTTTTGTATTTCGCTGCATATTCTATTGATATTGGTCAGCACAAAGGTAACCTATAATAAGCAGCTACAAAAATACGGCACCACTGCCACCATGGGCTGTGATGCCGTACGATATTTATAGGATATGGAATGCTATTTGGTCAGGCCAAGCCACTTGCGGGCCTTGGCCGATGCGGCATCCGCGAAGTCGCAGTATGCCTTCCATTGTTCAGCGTATTCCTCCGGCGAGGTCTGATAGTGGCGCTGCAGTGCCAGTTCCTCGCTAAGCTCATACTTCGTGCGCATGATGGCGTTGGCCACTGCGTGCAGGTCGGTGATGTCAGCGCAGTCGCGGATATAACCGCCGTCGGCTTCCTCTCCCTCATACTGATAGCCCGTAATTGCCGGAGGGGCTGTCTCGGCTCCCTCCTGCTTCTCAGGCTGATAGTTCTCGATAACGGTCTCGTTGGGATAGAGGATAGCCCTGCCATCATCATACCTCATGATACTGCGCTGCTCTCTGTAAACAGCTTTGTGTAGTTCTGCCATAGTCTTTCTTTTTATGTGAATTTAAAGAATGTCTGCCCGTTTTTTCCTTGAAACTGCTGTATCACTGTAGGGCTTGGCAGATCCTCTTTCGAGAAGTCGTTCATAGCTTGGTCGATGAGAATCTTCGAGCCCGTAAAGCTGTAATATTCTGCATCTATCAATGTTGGATTACCTTGTGCGTCCTTTACCTTCTCGAACTCATATCGTTCGACGGTCTCACCTGCCTCGTCTGTTTCCTCGATAGTCCTTAGAATCTTCTTGAAGCGAATGGCGAGGACCTTTCCCGGCTTCTGCTGCAAAACATCGTGAATGATGCCGGCGGAGTCAGGCATTCTCACGGAAACCTGCGTCTTCTCGATTTTGGAATCTTCTATCAGATAGTCCAAGAGGAAGATTTTCTTATTCCACGTATGTGGTTCACCCCCCCCCATTAACATTTGTTAATATTTTGCAGATTGTTGAGAATTTCACTTTCTGCTGTGCCACCATCCCTTGAAACGGTGCTTTCACCCGTTTGTTCTTGATGATTTTTCCTAATGATTTTTCCATTCCTATAGTTTTGAAAAGATGAATACAGTTTGCGTGCTTGGCATATCCAAGGCGTGAAGCCTGGGCAATTCTGACCTCCTCCTCGCTTCTTCCTTTCTTGAAGAGTCTTGCCACGTGTCTGCATAGGTCCTGCTTGTTACGCTTTCCAAGCATCACCCTGTCATGATAGAACACATATCCAATGATACGTATTCCTGTCCATGTGGGCCTTACCGCATAGTCTTTGTTAACGATGACGTGATAGTCACGTGCCAGGATCATGATGGCCAGCGTCTTCACGATACCGAGGACGGCCTTGTCAGCGTGTCGGATGATGATGTTATCAACGAAACGAGTATATAACGGCAGGCCCCTGGCGACGTATTCCCGAAATTTCTCAGCAAGAAAGGCCGGTCCCCTGCAAAGGTCCTCAAAGTCTTCCTGCGTGGACGCATTGATGATTCGAGCCTCGATGTACTTACGAGTCCATAAGTCGAGTTTATCATTATCCTTACCAATGTCGAAGAACCGCATTGCCAGACGGTCGAAGTCTGCAAGGTACAGCTGTCCGAAAATCTGGGAGACCTTAATACCGAGCGGTGCACCATTGGTGTAGCTGTCCACCACCTTATACAAGATTCTTTGCAGTCTGCCTGGTTTCACCTTGCGTGAAATCTGACGTTTCAGAATTGCATGATCCATCAGTGGAAAATAATGATGGGCATCCATAGAAAGGTAATACATACAGTCATCCTGCGAATGGGCGAAGAGCTCATTACGCAGAGACCGCAGCAGTGCCTTCTGTCCCATGTTCGGCCTGACGGCAGGCACCTGCCATGCGATATAGTCATACAGACTTCTTTCGTATGGCCGTACGGCTGCTGCCTCCAGAATATGGTCATCTATTGGAGCCTTCGCAAGTTTTCGCGGCTTCCTTTCAAAAACATGTTTCTCTATATAAGGGGAAGGCTGCCACGTCTCCTTTTTCAATTCATCAAGCACACGTTCAAGATTCCTTTGCAGGTTACGCTCGTAACTACGGATGTTTCTCCGATGAGTTTTACCGTCGGAAAAACTGTCCCATGCGCCTTGGATATTATCTAAGGTGGCATCCTCTCCCATGTCATGTATTCTTCTCATGATGGGTCTTTGGATTACTACTAAAGTCGGGATCTTGGTCGGGGTCTGTGGTTACTGTACAAGTCTGCAATACTTGCACGACGGGTATGACGCTCACGCTTCGGCTACGAGTCTCGCCGCCATCTTTCGATGTGTTTTCCCAATGGGGAAGGTTCGTTCCTCGTCTCAGAATAGTATTGTTGAGGGCAGCCCCGTTGTTCACCCTGGCATTCCCGGGACCATTGTTGCCATTGAGACAGCCAACGCCCGCATTGCCGCCATTGTTCGCAGTGCCGAGAGCCAAAAGGCCGCGAAGGCCGGAGCTAAGGAATTCCACCTACAAGATGAATTTTCAACTTGCGGTTGCAAAATTACAACTTTTTTGTGAAACAACATGTCAAAGAACGATTTTTATTTCAATGTTTGTTTTAAATATTGCAATAAGCAGAAAAGGTTTTCAACCCCTTCCGGCTTCGCCGCCCCTCATAAAATCGGGGCGGAGCCGTGCCTTGGGGGCACGGCTTGTTTGCTTTGTTTCCCCAAGGCCGCGGCTGTCCGCCTTGTCCCCCTATTCTTGCCAGAATGGCTCTGTGTCCCAGTCTTCCGCTGCTTCGCAGAGGGCAGCCCCGTCGTCCACCCAGGCGTTCGAGGGACCACCGTTGCCAAAGAAGCACGAAACGCCCGCATTGCCGCCATAGACCGCAACGCCGAGAGCAAAAAGGCCGCGCAAGCCGGAGGTAAGGCCGTTATGATAGAATCCGTCAGCGAAGAAAGTCGATTCACTTCCGCCGAACAGCGTCGGGAACATCAGCAGGCCTTTCTGACTCATCTTCTTTCCGAAGTACCATCCTTCTGTCATAGCCGGTATGGTTCCCAGCTGACGCATGCCCGACGTGGTATCGGTAACGACTGGTGTCTTATCCCAGATGCGTTGTGCGAAGACGTTGATAGTCTTGTCGGCGTTGTATGTGATGTTGCAGCCGTGCAACATTATCCAGAGGTAATGATAAAAGTTCTTCAGTCCGTAGAAGCACGGGATATTCTTAATAGTGAGTTTCACCGTGCTGCCATCCTTGACATCGTAGCTGAATACGCCTGTGGCATCGCCCTTATCGGCAAGAGCATCGATGTCAAGCGTAGCATATTGATTGCCGAACGATGTATTCACATTATCTACGCCCATTCCAAGACCGCCCTGACGCAGTCCGTCCTTTGTCAGTGTGGCATTATATGGTGCCTGTATGTTGCGGTTGTGGAAGATGATTCGGCAGAGCATGCCGATGACATAGATTACCGGGAACATCGACGCTCCCCACCTGTCACCATTCTTCTCAGCGTATTTCTGCAAGTTGCTCTCTGGAACATTCACAACCGGCTTACCAAGCTGCGTATTCCAGGCAGCATCGTTGTCCGCCACATTGTTGCCGCCACGGTACTGCGCCGTGCGGTTGCAGTAGCTTACAAGGATATTGTTCTTACGGTCGAGTGCCGATGCTCCGGCACAGGCAGTACTGAATACCGGAATCTTATAGTTCCAGCGTCCTGAGATAGGTGCTGTCGATACAGCCTCGTAGTCGTAGGTCTCATCTTCCCAAAAGGCATAGTAGAACGGAATACCTGTGCCCCACTGGTAATGCCCCATACTGCCGTCGAGCTTAGCCGCTCCGCCATCAGCAAACTTGAAATGGCTGTCTGAGGCGAGCTTGCGGCGCGAGTGGTCATTCTGTACCAGGTAGCCGCCAAGACCCAAGATGCTTGGCAGTTGAGCGAGCATCTGCAGGTCGCCTATCGGCTCACCCTCCGGCGAAGAGCTGTCCTTGCGCCACCGGCATCCGCAATAAGGTATCTTACTCTGTACAGCAGAGATGCGGACATATCCCGTCTTCTGTGCTGCCGGGTCATAGCCCATTATTCGGATATTCGCATTAATATTTGCGAATTCCTCAATCTCGTTAATTTTTGTTGCGTCCATATTTTAAGTATTATACATTATAGCTAAAAGTGAGTGTAGTTCTATTCATGATACCCCACCTGGTATGTTTCTCGTTATTGTAGGTAATCGGCAATCCCATTAGATGGACGACACCCCCTACGAAGTTGATATTGGCATAGCCGTTGAAGTGCCCAGTCATTCCTGTATCGCCCTCTCCGATCAGATAGGCACCTCCACTCTTGACAGTTATACTGGCAGCTCCGCTTCTCGTGGAAGGGGCATTATTGCCAGCCATGATGTAGACGTGCTTGCCTATATATTTAGCATCATATGGAAGATGGATGACCATCTCACTGCCTGCTGCGCCGACATCAACGATGATACATAGGTCATTCACCAATGTGTAATCGAGATTTCCGTTCTTAATAGCATCGCTTGCCGTCAGGTTCTTGTAGTTCACATTGACGGATCCAGCATCTACATCTCCAAAGATATGCGCTTTTCTGAGCCAGGCTTCTCCTTTGAGAAAATCGAGGCAAATATTTGGAGCAAAACCATTGCCGATATATGGAGTAGGATCACCGTCAAACGACTTGTAGTCAGTACTCTCATTATTATTACCGTCAAGTCCATATTGCGACATCATATAGTCACCGCTGAATACAGCCGACGCAATCTTGCCGAAGTCCACCATCAGCAGCTGGGCAAGAAGCAAAGGAACCTTCTGCTGTTGCTTCCACGCGCTGTTGCTTCCCGACGGCTCGTTGTCTTTCAGAGTACCCTCCTTGGAGGGGTAGTAGAAGAACTGATCTCCGCCGTGGCTCACGAGGGGCACAACCTGCGCACTTCGCACATACGACACACCCGACTGCCACTCTCCGGCATAGTACAGCATAGGGCCGACATCACCTTTGTCGCCCTTATCGCCTGTATCACCTTTGTCGCCTTTATCGCCTGTATCACCTTTATCTCCCTTATCGCCTGTATCACCTTTGTCGCCTTTATCGCCTGTATCACCTTTATCTCCCTTTTCACCTTGCTCGCCGGTGAGTCTAACGTATGTGGGCTCGCCGTCCTTAGTTGTCTCGTCACTGTATTTCTGTACCTTCATCCAGAGATACGGCCATGAGTCCGTAGTGGCCACGGGGGCATCCTGCCATGTACTGCGTCCGGTGGGCCACGGGGCTGTTGTCGGTGAGTATGTTGTCTTTGCGGTGGAATTGTTGAAGGTGTAGTCCGTCCATGCGCCACCGTCACCTTTCTCACCTACAATACGTATCTTCGAACTCCAGGTCTGGCCGCCGTCCTTGCTCGTTCGCATCCATTTGTCGTATTCCAGATACAGATCATGCCAGTTGAGGGCATTCGATGAATATTGAGCCAGCACGGATGTGCCGGCAGGGCCCTGCTCTCCTGTGAGCCGCACATATCTCGGATTACCGTCCTTCGTCGTCGCGTCGCTGTATTTTTGAACTTTCATCCAGAGATAAGGATATTGCGTGGTAGGCAATAGTGGCTGATCCTGCCAGGTACTTAGATACAGATTGCCCGGTTCCACGGTCGAGCCGTCCGAGGTGAGATCTGAAGACAAATTAAAGTTGTAGTCCGTCCATGGCCCGGCATCTCCTTTCTCACCGACGATGCGGAACCATTCCGAGAAATCGCTTTCCGTTGTCATTTTCGTACGCATCCACTCGCATCCATCGACAAATTTATAGCTGATCGTCGAGGTGTCAGGGCTTCCGTCGCTCTGACTCTTACAATACTGTATCTCAATACCGTCGCCATCAGTAAAGGGGGAGATGGTAACCATGTCGAGTGGAGTAGTGCCACCCTCCTCTACGAGTTCCACGCTCTTGGTAAGTATGGATCTCTTGGCGATGGTAAGTGTCAAAGGGTTGTCGGCATTGCTTTTTCCGTCCAACAACCAGTGCAGTTTGTCTGTCAATGTAGCTTTCTCGCGCTTGCTGCCGGTAATCTTTACGGCTGCAAGCGTGATGACAGCAGCACCATTTGTCACGTTCGGCGTGGTGTCCGAGCATACGATGCGGTACATCACCGCGTCGTTGCCCGGATTGCCATCCTTGGGTGCAGGGAAGAGCTTGTCAAGAGCTGATATTGTTTTCATGATTTCCTTGCCTCTATACGCACGGCGATGCCGTTATGTTTGGTGATATTGTCGTAGGTCAGCGTCTTCTCCGTCACGTCGGTAACGGTGTTGCCGTCGTTGTCGGTAAACGAGAAGATGAAGGTCCAGCCTGTGGACAGCTTGCCTGTCGAGCGCTCATAGACCTTTGGATTGTAGGTTACCGTCTGGCCGACATTCACGCCCTGAGTGGGGATGCTCCGGCCGATGTCGATATAGAACGGGTCGTGGATATCGGTAGCCTCGGCGGTTCCGACATATGTCTGGCTGCTGTACTTCGCCAGGCATCGGAACAGCTCCGAGCCCTCCACTCCGGCATTGTAGAGTTTCAGCGTCTGGCCGTTCACTTCCTGCATGTTGGCTATGGAGGTCATGTCCTTCCACACACCGCTCTCGTTGCGCTGCCACTGATACTGAGCTCCGTCCACATTGATACCGGCATGCTGCAGGTTGGCTGTGAACTGTACCCAGTCGTTATCGTTCGACAAGACATTGTCGCCGCTGCCATCCGCGCCCACACAGTTCACCAGCACCTTGAAGCTGTCGCCGGCCGATGCCATGATGGGTAGGGGCTGCGAGCAGATCACTTTCATGTCCCTGTAGGAGCTCTGATAGTAGATGGTCTTGTCGTTCTTGTACTTGTCCGCAAGGTTACCCTTGATCTTCAGGGCGGGGAATGTCTTACCGTTGGCCATGACCGTTGTCAGCTCGAAGTAGTCCTTCCATATTTCCTTCACCTTGCCATCCTGCAGGATGCCGCCTTCATCGGTTACATTGCCGATGTAAAACTGTTGACCTGCTTCCTCAGGCACCACGATCTCGCCTCTCTTCGTAGAGTATGGACGTGGATAGACCAGTGCCGGATGCTTGGTGAAGTCCGTGGCCACTACCTGTCCCGTCGATGGGTTGTAATACTGCTGAAAACCTTGGTCGGTCTCGCCGTTGACCCACACGATGCCCATGCCCGGGATGAGCGTATCACCGTCGTCGAAGCCATAGATATGGTCGATTGCTGATAATGTATTCATAATCTTCGGTCTTTACTTGTTCGTTATCTTCTTGATGATGTTCTTCGCGTCCCACGCGCTGATATATCGTGCGCCAAGCTGCTTGGCCTCTGTCAGGCCAAACACTTCGAGGTCGGATACGTTTACCACGTAACCGTGCTTTTCGTCGCCTGTGCGAAAGTCGGTCAGACAGAGCTTTCTGGCCAGACTGGCCGGAATGATATAGTAGTCCATATGCTTTTGATTTTATTCGGTTTCTATCTCTGATGTCGGGAACCTGCCCACGATGGGTTTTCCCTCGTTGTCCGCAAGGATAGTGCCGTCGGGCAGCATTATTGGCTTGTAGGCGCTCAGCTCACGGCATACGCCGCCAACCTGATGCTCGCCGGTGAGCAGCTCGCGCTGAATGACGAACTCCGTTCCGTTGCCCAGGCTCTTCCATTCTGCCTTATCGTTCTCGCGGTAAAACATCTGGATGTCGAAGTACTTCTGCGGGTCCTTGATGTCGCCCTGCCGGTTCGTCACCTTCGCCACAGCCTTGGTCTGACGTGTGGTTGTGTAGAGGAATTTGGCATAGGCAAACTCATAGGTGTCTTCCCACTGTCCATACCAACGCCGCAGCAGCGTCGAGGCTCCTTGCTGCTGTGTCGGGTCGCTCTTCGGCCATGCCAGCACGCGCAGCACTGTGTGTTGGATAAAATCCACATCGACGGTGATCTGTGAGCTGTCCTTGCCGCTGACATACCAAAGGTCTGAGGCTGCGTCGATGTCTCTCCAGCTCTTATTGCTGGTCTCGAAGGTCTGCCACTTATATCCTGCATGATCCTTGTCGAGGGGCACGCCGCCGTTCATCAGCGCTGCCTCAATGGGAAACTTGCCGTAGTTCTTAAACGGCGAGAAGTTCATCTTCGACGGGAACCGCAGCTCCAGACTGATGTTTGTCTCGGTCTCATCCACCGTGGTCAGGTCTTTGTGCCAGTTGAACTCCGAGGTCTCCCGTCGCGCAGCATTGTAGTATTCGCCGTGGAAGTCCACCGACAGCAGCTGTACCGTGCTCACATTGCGACGGAGGGTCAGGGCGTTTACCGTATCGACATAGTAGTCCCCCGTCGTCGCACTCTTTCCCTTGGTCAGCGCCACGACATTCTTTCCGTCAATGAGGCGCAGCGTCCAGACGACATTCTTCATGGACGACGCATAGTCGCCGGTAGGGATGTTCCCCTCCGGATCCTTGACGATCAGCTTTGGCTTCAGCTGATAAGGCGTGAGTGTTCTGTCGGGAACGAATGTACCCAACACCGTATTATATTTCTGTTGTTTGCTGCCGCCAAGCTCCACCATGGAGAAGGCGAAGCTCAGCGTCGGATGCAGTAACCGCCCGCCTGTAACCTTCATCTTCATATCCTGTTCTCTTTATATCACTATTGTATAATCCTGGTCATAGTTGCTGCCGTCGGGGAAGACTACCACTACTTTGTATCCCACCATGCTGCCGGCCTCCCATACCGATGGAAGGTCAACCTTAGAGTCCACGTTCAGGCTTAGCTCATGAAAATTCTCGTGCTTGGCGTTCCATGCCGCGTCGCCGTCGGCATCGTCGCTCTCGCGCAGCCAAGTGACCGTACACCCCGTGAGCTCCTCTGCCTTCAGCTGCATCTCGGCATTCCATACGGTGGCTACCAGTGTCGTGGTCCAGTCGGTACCGGCTCGGAAGAAGTTGCCCGCCGTACTGTTGATACTTATGCTCATGTTCGAGCCGCCGATAAGGCATGTCCAGTTTGTATTGCCGTATCTCGGCTCGCTGCCCGAGCACTCAGCCACGGAGCACTCCCAATAACAGCCTTTCCACCACACACGGTCCTTATAATAACCCTTGGCCGTGTCGTCCCATCCCTTGATGTACTTTCTCGAAGCATTCCACTGGCCGCAGTCGCGGGCCTGGTACATAGGCTTGCCGAGATAGTCCAGCTGGATGATGTTCTCTGCCAATATGGTCTTGGCATACAGACACGGCTGTTCTTTTGAGATAACACCTTTCTGCAGCAGGTCGTGCACGGCCTGTATGTCGGGTGGCAGACCCACGAAGGCGGCATAGTTCGAGCCGTGCTCGGAGTCCTCGACGATGGGTTTGTCAACGCCTTGCAGAAAGAGCCAGCGGCCGTCGTTCGATGACACGAACCACACACTCTGCCGTGAGTTGTCCACCGTATTTCCCCAGCGGATGACGCGCGCCGTGGGCACGGGGGCGTAGTTCTTACCGCCCGGCACGTCGCTGTCGCCGTAGAGGGAGCAGACGGCGGTGTTCGCCTCCGTATCTACCTTATCGACTCGCAGCCAGAACGAGTAATGGGTCTTTCCCGTGTCGAGGCGGTTGACCTTGCCCAGCAGGATGTCGTTGACATGAAAGGTATGATGGTCGGCATCATATTCCTTGCGGAAGGTCAGCGTGTATTGTCCGATATCGGTGTGCTCCACCTTCTCGATGATGCCTTTATCAGTGAAGTAAGTGTCTCCCTCCAGCACATTCTGGTGGTTGAACACCAGTTCGTTGAAGATGGCAGAGCCATCGACGCGGATGGAGCCGCAGACGATCGAACCGTCGGGATTGAGCCTTATCTGTTTGCTCTCACCGACGACACAGCCCATGAGCAGCGTGAGCAACCCGGCGGCGGTGTCGTCGGTGTCCTTGCGCAGGTATGGTGCTCCGGCCAGATACGACAGCAGCGCGAGGAAGGCGTTGCCTATCCTCGTGGCGGTGTTGGCATACGTCCGGTGTTCGTCGCGTATGCCCTCGTACATGGTACGCAGCTGCGCTAATGCTTGTGTCGGGGTGAGTGTCTCAGCCATATTCGATCTTTTCCGCAAAGATAGTCTATATCATGTATTGTGGAAAATACCACATCAGTGCTTGTTTCTTATCTTCTCCAGCTCCTCCGCCTCTCTGGCCTTGGCATCAAGCTCGGTGAGGGCGCGCCAGCATTCGAGGCTGAGTACGGTGCTCTCCTTGGTAACGTCGCCGCCTGTCAGGGCGCGCAGTTGGATGTTGT